TATGACAATACACATCTACAGTTAATATCCTCTGATGCTATACCGCTTAATTTAGGAGCAAATGTGGTATTTCCGCTAGGGAAAGTAAATAAATCATCGTACGGAATTACTATATTGCTTAAAGCGTTGTGGCTGGAGCGTACTCTTTCATCTCTTGATGTTAGCCATTTTTTAGTAACATCAGCTTCTTTTGCTACCTCGTCCATGATGTCTTTGTGTGCCTGCTGCATAACCCTTCCCGATTCTGTTCTAACTATTCTGGTAGGATTAATAACATCACCTTCTAAGCTATCTTTTAACCTCTTAGCCATAGTTTTGTAAGTATCCCCTTGATAGAGTCCTTCTCTAACTGTACGCTCTACATTGTAAATTACATCTGCTCTGTGCTTATTCATCCTAGTAGCCCAGTTAAGACCTGCCATCTCTTCGTTAATAACTTTTGCAACGTCTAATTTCTTGACTATGCCATCAAAGTTGAGCCTAACACTCGGCAATGTATCTGTAGCACGTTTAACTGCGTTTATAGCACCGTTTGTATTGTAGCTGTATATTTCCCTTAAAGAACTGTTGATTTGCCTTCTATTCGCTAAATATAAGGTTGTAAGTGTAGCAGCTATTGTTTTCTCTAGCCTGCTTATTCTGTCATACTTGTTCATCTGTTCTAGAGTTAACTTTCCTTCTTCGTCTGAATACTTCTCGTATAGCATAGATATTTCTTTTCTAAGCTCATTTAGAGCATCTCTGTAGCCTAACTGTATTCTTCTTTCATACTTCTTTATAAGCCTATTAGTCTGCTCTTCTAAGTTTAAAAAGTCTTTGTCAATCGTCCTCACCACCTTCAACAAAGAAACCACAAGCCTCTTCGTTCTCGCATTCCGAATTATGCAAAGCACAAATTAAAAAATGTTCGTCTTCTTCACTGATTTCAATACAATGATAACATTCTCTACATATCTTCATCGTCCTGCACCGCATCTAAGTCAACATAAGTAGCCTTATCAGCTTCTAGTCTTGCTAATTCTTCACTTACATCTGAAACCTGTGGAATGTTTTGCAGTACGGTCATTTCAGATACAAGGCCTTTGAGCATAACAGCAACCTCTATAGCTTCTTTTTCGTTAATCGGCTTGTTTCTAGTAAACGTTATTTGAATATCTCTGTAATCGTAATTCTTAGCACTCTTAGTATTTAAAAAGTTACATATTATTTCAAATCTTCTTTGTAGTCCTAATTTAAAATTAGCTTCCTTTTCTGCTCCTAGTTGCTCCATACCTAAAAGTTTATAAGCAAGAGCAACGCCAGAGCTATTGCCGCTAAACTCCTTATCCGTTAAATCAGCGACCATGGAAAACTTGTGTATATCTTGCTTAAGCCTATCTTTAACGTTTTCAGCTTCTGCATCGTTACTAGGCTTGATTAAAAACCCGGCTTGACCGTTTTCATCTAATAATAATATCTTCTTATCTCGCATATCTAATATATCTTCTGTGTTAGTGCCACTCATACCTATGAGATACATATAAGCATCTGAAAAATAATCTAAATCATTAACCTTGTTAGAGCAGGCTCTATCATAAGCATCTATAAGAGTTATAACCTTCTCGAAGTCTCCTAGCTCTGAATCGTTATTTCTGTACTCGATTACAGGGACAATTTTGAAATAGTGCGATACCCTGTCAATCTCTTTAAATCCGTTAGAATATTCGTATGTTATAACTTCATCTGTTGTGTACACCTCAGCATATTGTATATCATTTCCGGATATTAAATCCTCTACAGTGTAGAAACGTATGAAAAACTTAGGCTCAGGGTTGATAGCTGTATCATATACCATTACGCCCTCATCTGCTTCAATCTTTGCAAGTCTTAGATTACTGCTTTCATCTGCATATACAAGCTCGTAACACTTACCTTTTATTCCCATACCTGTTGCTAATCTCCTGTTGTGCTGATGTTCGTCTGAATAATTAAGTATGTCCTGTATATCCTCCATCAAATCTTCGTCTAAAGAAGAATATGCAATAGGCTTTCCAAACGTGTATCCCTTAGCCATATCAACAATGTAGCCGGGATAATTAGCCACAAGCTTATTGTTCGGCTTTCCATCTTCCATAGTTCTTTGCAGTATGTCGGATTCACCTTCGTAATATCTTTGCAACTTCCTGTATCTAGGTATATTTAGTGCTTTCTGATTATCTAATAGCTTCTGTATTACTTCTTTTGTTGCTTCTAAGTTAGTTTGTATCATTCCTTAACCTCCTTTATAGTCCCAATATTGATTTATCAAGCGTTTTAAGCCTTCCAACTGTGCCATGTTTAAAAAACATAGCAACGTTATCTATACAGTCATCATGTTTGTTGTACTTCTTATCTTTGTTGTAACTATACATTTCTGCTATAAATTGATTATATTCTTCTCCTGCATCATCTCGAATGTAGAAATGTTCTATCATTCTTCCCGATTGTCCTAATATCTTTTCATGCTTGTTTTCAGAGCTGTGAAACTTCTGAACTATAATATTCCTAGTTGTTTTTCTTCTTATTTCACTTTCGTAATAAAGGCCCTCATGATTCTTTTCTATTTTAACCATCTGCGGCTGATACTTGTTAAGCATTGTAATCATTCTTGGAATAACCTTTTTTGCGTCCCCATCATCTTTGATAGCATCTATAAGATAGTGATGTTCTTCGTCGTACGTTGCATATATCCCCAATGTAGCTGAATCACTCCCACTACTTGCAGTATCTACTATAGCCGTTATTCTACTAGCTTGATTAAGGTCTAGCTTTTTCAGACTGAAATAATTCTTTCTAGTAAGCAATGCTCCTTTAGGTTGAATGAACTTAGCTTCTCCAAGTTGAGCGTATTTGTCAGAATCGGTTTCCCTAAGCTTTTCTATACTTGCTCTTTGTTCTAAAGTAAGAAATGGATTATCATGATGTGTAGATAATACAACCAATACGGTAACAGTGTTAGTAATAGTTTCTCCTTTATGCTCAAAAGAAGTAGATATTTCCTTTTCAAATACCTTAGGTCTTTTAGTTCCTGCGAAATATTCAAATACTTTAGTTGGCTCTTTCATTATAAACTCATGATTAACAAAGCAATCTGGCATAACAGGGTTCATTAGTATAGTTAATTTTCTATCTTTAGGATTACCGCCTCTTAGCTGATGTTGTAACGCTACGAAATCAGAATAAGTAAGCCATTCACCTTCCTCAACTATTATTTCAGTGATACCATTAAGCCTTTTAACGTTGAGTTTCTGCTGCTCTGATGTGTAGCCTCTGAATAGCACCTCATTACCGTTGTATTCATTCTTAATGTATGCGGTCCTGCTTCTTTGATTGTATAAGTTCTCCTGTTCGAAGTCGCTTATCCTATCTCTTAATCCACTATAGAAGCCATCTGCCATACCCGTTTCAAGATTTTCTATTACAAGCAACTTATAATCTTCCTTAGCTACTAGATTACTTGCCAACCTTATTTGTTCGTTGTAAGACTTACCCGAAAATCTACCACCTACCTGTATTATAATCGGATAATCGTTTTCTATTACATAATCAAAGTATAACGGTGTAACTCTAATTTCCTTTTCCAACTAGATCACCTACTTAGTTATTTTAATAGTAGGCATCTTCACCTCGCCACTATGTTCTATATCTTGCTTATCTCTCCAGTTTCTTGGCTGTCTATTCTTCAACCAAGCCATAGCTGCTCCTGTATCTGGTGCTATCTTTTCTATAACAGGTACTATTACAGGCTCGCCCTGGAACTGAAAAACCTTTACCGTTTCTTGTTCATAACCTGTTGCTCTTTTATGCAATGAATTAGCCACTTCCATGTCTGCGACTATCTTCCCCCTTTTAAGGGACTCTAAAAACTTTGGTTCGTTTTGTTTCCAATTATTAATAGTTGACTCTTGCACCTCAAAGAAATCTGCAAGCTCTTTATCTGTAGCACCTAGCTTGCATAATTTCTCTACTTGTATACAGTATTCTTCTTTAAATTTCGTAGGTCTACCACCCTTGTTTTTACTCATAATATCCTCCCTTCTAAACATTACATATCGTATACATTATACCATATTTGATTAAAAAATACTTGACAATAAGAAAAGAGGGTGTTACCCCTCTGATTCTTCATTATAGTTACACATAAAAATCCTTGCCAAGCACTCTAACAACTCTTTTATAAGTGCAATTATTCTTATTCGCTATGTCGTGCAAATCCATTCCAGTTTCATAATCGGCAAATATAGCCCTTTCCAGCGCTCTTACTTTATCTGCATCAGCTTTCAGCCTCTTAGCCATTCTTTCAATTGCTTCCTTGTCATTTACTGCCATTTCAAAACCCCCTTTATTTTTCTGCTATATGGTCTATTGCTTCCTTAAGTTCTTCAATGTATTCCTTGTAGTCATAGCCCTCTAGTTGACAAATACTTATGTCCATCATTATATCAGCTAGTAGCCTATGAATCATTTGTTTACGAGCTAGTACATTCATTTGCTTTGCTGTTTCTTTATTTGCTATCACCAAACTTATTCCCCCTACCCCTGTATAAGCTTTCTTTTTCTCCTGTAATAATCTTGTAACATCTTCTTTCTGTCTTGATAATCTGGTATTGCAAGTACAAAGCCTGTATCTATTCTTTGAAGCTCTAAAATGTCGCTTAATTGCTGTGCCGTCAAATGCTCTCTAAGTGATTCATTTTCTGGAATACCATGTTCTTGTTTGTATTGCTTAGCCGTCATTCCTAATACTATCTTGTTTAACATATTCATTTCATTTGAATAATGATAGTGTTGTGGGTTTTCATGGCTTGCCTGTATGTTATCGGTTAATGCAGGAAATTCAAGTTTCGCCAACGCTCTTGAAGTAAGCAATCTTTCCATTTCGTTAAACTTGGCAATATATAATTCCTTAAATCTTACTGCTTCTGCTCCAGTGAATCCCATAGCTACCATAGTAAAACCATCTCTAGTAAGGTTATAACATGGGTATTGCTTGCCCCTGTCTTTATAAGTTGACTCCTTAAAATTAAGGAGCCAAAAATCTTTACTGCACTTTCCCTCTAATTCTCTAATAGCCTGCAACACATTATCCCTTCTTTTACGGAAAACATCTGCCACTATATGGCTTTGTGCATAAATCTTGCCATTCTTACTTTCCACTAAATTATTCATAATATAACTCCTTTCTTGGGCGGTTAACCTTTTAACTTGAATGTTCCGCCAATAGCTTCATCTCTCATATCAAGCAACTTTTTTATAAAATCTGCTTTTCTTTCAACGTTATCTGGTGTGTTCTTCATAAACAAAACTATTAACATACACTGAGATTCATTTAAAATATAAACCTCTCTTGGTCTGCCACTTGCTATTTTAATCTTTTCAACTGCAAGTTCTCCAAAATCCTCAATATCTTTGCCATAGTTCCTAATAACATTAACAATAATTCTGTGTTCTATTCCTAAGCTTTCCGCTAACTCATAACTATTCATTAACTCACCTCCTAATTAATATTATACAGTATAATGCAACAAACTGCAATAAAATAATTCAATAAATTGCAATAAAAAAAGAGAAGAAATTAATCTTCTCTCTCTTGCTCTATATACTTTTTAACCTCTGCGTAGACTTCTTTGTCATCATCAGTTAAATCTGTTCTCATTTCTATATAATAAGCTATTTTGCTTTCTAGCTCTTGCACCTGCTTTAATTCGTCTATAGTTAAGAAGTTTCTTATATTGTCTTTTTCTTTAAGTCCTCTTTGCTCCTTAGCCTTTTTAACTGTCATACCTAAAACCTTTTTATAAACTAGCTTAGAGTAATTGCTATAAGCGAACCTCTTGAAATTACCTTCTTCTTTCACTTTATCTTTGATAGTGTCCGTTAATTCTTTTCTAACTGACTTTCCTATATATCTAGTTTCTAACCTAGCTTTAAGCTCTTGCTCCATAAAATTAAAAGCTTTAATATATTTGAGTTTCCACTCTAAAGCAGTTTTATTGTTAAACCCCATAGCTAAAAGAGAGAATCCATCTCGATTCATTAAATATTCTTTTCTTGATTCGCCTTTTTTATCCTTGTACTCAGACAAAACAAACCACTTTAACGAACGCACTTCTACGTTGGTTGAAATTATGTTTTCAATAGCACGTATTACATCTGAATGCCTTTTCTTGAAGCTAACAGCAATATCCCTACTACTACAAACGGGTGAAGCATTGTTAACATCATTAGTGCTTAGTCTTACTAGTTCATTCATATTATCACCTCATATTTTTATTGGGATACTTACCAACGAGGTGTGCCAGCGTTCTCCCTACCTATATTATATCACAATTACAATAAAAAAAGAAGGTCATTTGACCCTCCCTTTATTGATATTAATATAGCTTTCCCCTGTTCTTCCAAGCGTGAACCTGCCTATATTATCAATTATTTTCACATTTACCCCCTTTTAATAATAAAAGTCGTGTACTGAGTCGCTTCCCCATTTAATCTTATTCCTACTAGCCCAACTGTTAAGTCCCCTAACATTGAAATATAAAACCTTATCCGACATTATCCACTTACCTGCAAGAGCATCATCAACCGCCTTAATGCTTATATCTGTAACCTTTACCGTATTTATACGATTATCTCTAACTATGCAAAACTGATTTTTCTGGTATATTACTTTTCTTATAGTATTCGGAAATACCGAACTGTTGACCCTATTAAGTATCACATTTGCAACTCTTAGCTTATCTTCATAACTCGCACCTGTGACCTCTGCTTCTACTGCTCTATATAACAACTGCCTATCTTGATTACTAACACCGTAGGAGCTATTTAAAGCTCCTGCAAGCGTTAATAATATTATTGCAATAGTAATTATCCTTTTGATGTAATCACGCCCCTTAAAATTAATATTTCCCGCAACTTTTATGCTCTGGACAGTAACCGTATTCCTTACCCTTGCAATCAAGTTGACTAAATATATCACCTATAAGCCCTTCTTCTTTTGATAATATTTCAGTAATGGCATGACTCATTATTCTTATTTCCTCCGAAGCTCTGACACAATTTCTAAGCATTAAAAACTCATACATAGCTTGTATATTAGCCGACATTATCAAGTCAGTAGTAGACATAAGCGGTAGAAATAACTTTGCTGTGTCCTCCTGTCCGTTTTCCTGTTCTATCTTCTGCCACTTAGTATATATATCCATTATTGTGTCAAAATCATCTGACATTAAATCTAAAAGTCCATCCTCTACCCATGCAGGCATAAACATTTTAGTATCGGTAAAATCACAGTATCTAGTAGATTTAACCGTTAAATTAATGTGCGGATGCCTTGATAATTGCCTTAATGCATCTTGGCTTACATCCTTAACCTCTATACTGATATTACTGTGCCTTGTAATGCTCCTGTGTCCAGCTTTCCATACTCTATAAGCTAGTTTCGTTTCGTCTTGTGTCTTGGTCTGATATGGCATCACCGCAGCTTTCTTAATTGATTCCTCTCCAGATATTTCTATTATTTTAATTTCCATTATTTGTCCTCCTCGGCTTTAGTCATTTTCTCAAATTCTTCCCTATTGAAAAGCCTCATTCTGGCACAAGCTAACATATTGGACCCATAGCATATGTTATGCTTAACACATTTTTTGCATGTATTTTTATAAAACTTATCCTTATCTATTCGCAAATTAATCCTCCTTCATATTCTCTAGTATATAAGCTAGATTACACGCCACATGGTCTATATGCCTTAATCCACTTTCTGCATCTTTACTCTCGTTGTCCTTGATATACTCCATCATGTGACGCATCATTGCATTTTGCCATCTTTCTATGTCGACTTGCTTCCAGTTGTCTTTATCCTTGTACTTCTCTATCCCGTACTCTCTTACCCTTACCACCGCCTCATTTATAGCAGGTAACATAAGCATCATTTTTAATTTTCCTTCGTCATGCTTAACCTTGTATATATCAGTGCAATATTCCATATTAGCCCCCTATTTTTTCTTTTAATCTTGTAAGTGCCAGCTCTATACTTGCAAGGTCATTAAGCATTGCGTGTTCATATCTGCTGATATACTTCTCAAAGTATGCAGGTATCTGCCCGTAGTGGTATATGAAATCCTTCTTGTAATCTTCCTCCATACCGCTTACATGCTTCATTTCTTCCACCATAAAGCTTAAAAACTTATTGAAATCCTTAGCCGACTTATCTTTATTCGCAACCAATGAATATAAATCCATTACCTAGCCCCCTTATTTACGTTAATATACTTTTCTTTCCTACACTCCATTAAGCCTTTATATTCTTCCGAGCATAGCAATCTTCTGGCAGCTTCCTTAAAATATCTGCTTCTAGGTAACAGACCTTTGCCTATTAGCTCTAGAAAAGTCCTAGCTCCATTTTCAGTTTTAAAGTGGCTATGGTGCTTATAATCTTCCTCAGTATTGATAACTATATAATTATGCTGAGTTCTTGCAAGTGTGAACTTTCCTATATTGTCTATTACTCGCATAGAACCCTCCTGTTATTCTCAGGTATGTTAGTAGCTTCTTCAATGGTCCAGCCTTTTCTGATTCTTTCTCTGTAAGTGTACCAGCTGACATTGTAACCCATAGATTCATATTTACTTTGTTTCGACATTCTGCCACGCCTTTGTTTGGGTAGAGTAGCCGCCTTTTCCATTCCCCAACCAAGTTGCAACCTAACTCTAAAAAGTTGTTTGTCTATACCATTTTTCTCAGCTATATCCTGCCATTTCTTGCGTTCTGGGTCCATTTTTCTCACAGGAGCAGTTGCTGCTCTTTCCTCGCTCCAGCCCTTGTGGACTCTAGTATTAAAAGTAGAAGCAGGTATTCCATTCCTTACCCCTTCTGCTCTTTTCCTGTCCCTGTACTCCTTGAAAGATTTATCTGTCCCAGCCTTAGAGCTTAGAGTAATAGCAGTCTGTATACTCCAACCCATGTCATAGAACCTTTCATCTGCCAACTCCCTAGATATGCCGTTCTTTTCTGCCTGTTTATAATGCCTCTCTTCTAAAAACATAAAGCCCTCCCTCTGCCATATGGTTATATTGCGTTTAAGCATATCCACCTTTCCAAGACCTGTCTGCTTCGATATACTCCATCTTGGGTGTAATGCTACATTCTGGATTATCACATTTCCAATACATGAAATTATCATAATATCCCGTATACTCAATAAGTTTCATTTTGGAACCGCAAGAGCATGTTGGTCTAAGTGACATTGGAGCTTTTCTTTTATTCATATTAAACCCTCGCTTTCTCAACCTTTCAATGGTTATATTGCGTTATATTTTTTCTTTTCCTGTAGACTTATAACAAGACGGGCATTTATCTTCTTCGATAAGATCCACTAGATATTTCAAAATATTTTTAAAATCTTGCTTTGTTGTTGCGTTATTGGTTTCTGCGTTCGCTTCCCATCTTGCTATATATTTTAGAGCATTTCCCATATTAAAATTAAGTTTCCAATCTTCTATAACATCTATAACCTCATATTTTCCATGATTATAATGTTTCGGGTGTATTACATTTTCCATTTATTTACCTCCCATTAATTTGATTTTCCTGCACATAGCAACTACCTGTATAGCTTCCTGTGATAGCCTTAAAGCTGTGTTGCCTAAGCTTTCAGCCCATATATCAATGTTATCATCTTGCTTTACGCAAGCCCATATTTCTTCTAGTTGCTTATTTATTATCCTTAATTCGTCCTCGCATTCCTCAACTTCTTCTTTAAGCACTGCATAGGCTTCATGTTCATTTTTAAAGCTACCGTATACTGCTAATGCCTTGCTAAGCTCTAAACTTGCTAAATCGCTTAGCTTCAATCTTAAACTTTCTCTGTGTTCCTGCATTCTTTTTCCCCTTTTCTATTATGATTGTTTTACCTTGCTTTCTTATGTTAACTGTGTCCCCTTCTTAGATTCCTAACTCCTTGCAAAAGGAATCTGGAAGGGAAACGGTCAAATACTTGTCTATCTCGTTTACCCTTCTTTGATATTTCACTTTTAAACCTCCTTCGTTTTCTGGTTATATTGCGTTATTAGTGTTTTATTTTAATGCCATTTTCATTCAATACTTCTAATAGATATTCAAGCTGCTTTGCTCCTAAACCTCGCATATTTTTTAACTCTCTAATAGTTTTCTCTGATAATTCCCCTACTGTAGTTATGTTGTGTCGGCTCAATATATTAAAAGTAGCAGTAGGTAATTCTAATGTTCTTATATGGTCCGCTAATATGCCGTTGTCAGCCTCTCCAAGTTCTTTTACCAAAGCAGGTATATCATATTTATAAATTCTTTGTTGTTGCATAAAGTAAGCCGCAGCCGATACATTAGCAAATGGCCCATCTTTATCAAGTGCTTTTTTAATAAGCCCTTCGTGTATTTCAACCACATCATCACAATAACTTAATATATCTGATATCTTTATATAACCTTTCATCTTTTAACCCTCCTTGAAATAAAATCAAAAACATAATTCAATCTTAGCTTGTATGCAATTTGCAAAATAGAATACTTTAGCATTCGCCTTGCCTTGTAACGCTGAAACTCTAAAGTATCTTTGCCAAAGTAGTAAGGTAGAACAAACAATTTATATTCTTTTGCAAAATCTTTATACATTTCCTCGTCTGTTTCAATCTCTCTTAATTCCTTCATACTTTGCCCCTTTCTTAACTATTATCTTGTTATCGTCTTTGCTAATATATACTGTATCTCCCTCTACAATCCCTAGCTCCCGACAATAAGAGTCGGGTAGGGATATAGTAAGATATTTATCTATTACGTTTACTCGTCTTTGGTGCATAACTTCCTCCTTTCCTTATTCTCTGCCAGATGTTTCCTTTTTATTTTTATACAATTTGCATTTTGGTGTAGACATTGGCACACCAGAAAACATTTTTCTATTCTTTAGACATTTTCCTTTTTTCTTAGTTTCGTATTTTTCAAAATAAATACATGAGCCGCATTTGTGTGCATAATTAGTCATAACTTCCTCCTTTCGCTATATGGTTATATTGCGTTACTCTTCTTCTTCATATTCATCCATTTCGCTTTCCACATAATGTTGCCCCATGTAAATACATACTCCAAAAGTTTCAAAATCCTTTTCTGTAAGAACATGTTCTCTATATCCTTTGCCATCTTGAGCATCCCAATATCCTAAAGAATAAATTTTAAAAGGTCTTGGCATTGGCATCCAAGCAACTACAGGGTTTTCCGCAAGCTCTTCTTTTTTCATTCCTTCAAGTCTGAAAAATTTTTCGTTAGCTCCGCCCCACCACATTTCAAGAACGCACCCATTTTTTAATGTTGCTATGACTACTTGATGATTATAAAGAATTCCATCTTTGCAATATTTCTCTGGCAATTTCTCAGTTACTGGTATCCAATTCATCTCCATTACTCTCCCTCTACCTTCTCAACTAGTGAACTACCCACCACTTACGCTTCACTTAGAAGTGGGGGGGCTTCTTGGCAAACTTATTAAAATGGCACATCATCATCTTCTAACTCTCTGAACCCTAAATCTGTTTCATCTTTTGTTTTCTGCTCTTTGTTAGCAAATTCAACCTCAAATATAGTAACATTAGTGTAATATTTACCGTCTTTACCTTTGTCTTGGAATATTTGACCGCTTAATATGTTAATTGTATCATTTTGACTTACCCCCATGTTGTGGGCTTTACCTACAAGTATCGCATTCCATGTACAGTTTGTATAATTGCCCTCTTTATCCTTCTTAGAATCTCCTAACCTTATCTTGCTAAAATTGCCCTTGTCCTCAATCTCCCACACCTTGTGGAATTTGCTATCTTTTATTTGCATTTGTTCTTCCTCCTTATTTTTTGTACTTTTCAATAAATTCTAAAATAGCTTTGTTTACTATGTCCTGTGCTTTGTATTCTCTGTATTCCTCAGTAAAATCATTTAAAGCTTCTCTAACATTTTCGTATAATCGGTAACTTCTAGACTGGGTATCTCCAATAAAATCTCTACAATCAATTTTAAGTCGCTTCGAATCTGAATCAACTTTTGCGGAAAGCTTTGCTGTGCCTTCTTCCAGCTCCTGCAATAGCTTCTTATACCAATAATTTTTAGTATACTGATACCTTTTATCTTTGTTTGCCTTGTTCCACTTACTCAAATATTCTTTACGCTCTTCGTATGTTTGCATTATTCTTCAACCTCCATCACTCTTATTATTATTTGTTCGCCCTCATCGTGAAATCTTTGAATCAAGCCCTGGACGTACTTCCTGCTGTCCTCGTGTATCAAATACCCTTTCATTCCGTCAACTATGAGCTTTGACAAATAACCATGATTATCTATGTCTAACCTACTATCGTAACTTATATCGATTATCACAGGCACATCAAATATTCTCTTAGGCAGTTGCTCTACCAAACATTGATGTACTAAGTTGTGCCATTTATCTGCTTTCTTTTTTCTAATTGCCCAGTGTCCTCCTGCGTAAAGCTTATTAAGCCCTTCATTTCCAGTTACCTTATACGGGATTCTAAATTCTGCTATCTGCTCCACCTCCTACATATTGCCCATAACTGAGGCCTTTTCTTCTTGCCTCGGCTTCAACTTCCCAAAGTTTTTTAGGTTCGCTTTTCTTTTTGACCTCCCTTTCAAGTTTCGGGTTCAAAACCCTGTGATATCTTGATTGCACTGTAAACTTACCTATGTTCATTATCTCAGCTATATCAGCCCAGCTATGTCCAGATTGTTTAAGAGATAGCAATATATTGTCTTTTTCCTCATTCCATTGACATATTATGTTGCCTCGCTTTTCAATTTTCCCCTCTGCTTTTAATTTCGCAGAAAATTTCTGGATAGTCCACTGACTTAAACCTATTTTCCTACTTATCATTTCCAAAGACAGACCCTCATTGTATAGCCTTATAAAATCCTGCTCTTGTCGCTCAGTAATTTCAGTAGGCTTTTTCCCTCTAATCAAAATCTACACCTCCAGCTCCAACTTAATCTGATTTTTCAAAACCTCATCTTCTGATAAATCAAAACCTTTAATTACTTCGTTATCTGCGGGGACATATCCTTTCTTTTCTATTTCGATTCTAATTAACTCTAAGTTAATCATGAATCTTTTGAGTTTAAGACCCGCCTCTGCAAAACTTAACTCGCTCGCTTTTCTAGTTCCTTCCTTCACCTCTTCCAGCCACCCTTTCGCCCTCCTATAGTTAGAAAGTTCTTCGTTGTACTGCCTTTTTAATTCTAGCACGTCTTAAAGCCTCCTTTTCCACCCTGCAAGCCACGATTAAGCTTAACAGGGATATTCCTATAGCAAAAGATAAAACAACCTTTAAAACGTAAAATGCGTTGTCAAAACTGTATAGCTCCATTATATCACCGCCTTAATCTGATAATACCCGCCTAATCTTCTCTTGATGTAAATTACCTCCCAAGGGCAAATGATGTCTATCTTGCTATCATAACAAGTGAGCTTGTCCTCGCCTGGTAGCTTGTCAACTACCAAAATGTTATACTTTTCTGTTTCGTGGTCCATAGCTTCTGCGATGTCCTCTAGCGTGCTGTTAAAATAGTAATAATTATACTTCTTTTCCATTTACATTACCTCCCTGTTTTGTTGTTAAGTCTATTGTATATCAAAGATTATATTAAATAGTTACAAAATAGTTACAAAATTATAATAAAAAAAGCTTAAATTGTATCAAATATTAAACAATTGTAATGGTTTTGTAATAAAAGTACCTATTTTACCCTTAAAACGTCATCCCAAAAGCAAGTGTCATCCCTATAGGGTTGACAGCCACAAGCTACTTATACCAATGATTAGAGCAGGTTTTTCAGTAGTGTCATCCCTAATCTGTGAAGGGGGTGTCTAAAATAACTATTTATTTTTTCTTTTTTGAGGAAAATTTAAAAACCTCTGGGTACCCTTAAAAGTGGGATGACAGGGATGACAGGGATGACAGTAGTATAATTATATATAAAGAATATAGTAATATTAATACTTACATAGATTTATTGTTAACAAAAAAACGTCATCCCTTAACATCAACTAGGGATGACAGGGATGACACTTTTAGTTAAAATGGACATTCTTCTAAAGGAACTTCTCTGAATTTTTCTTCACATATTGATTCTAAATTTATCTTGTAACAGGTCGCCCTTGCTCCGTTAATCCTTACGCCAGAATGAACGTTCTTTCCTCCGCTGCTAGGTATCAGATAGCCTTTATCTTTCCACTTATTAATTACTGCCTCTAAAGAGAAGCCACTACTGCTCAGAGCTTCCTTGATAGAAGTATTGATTATATATATTATATTTTCATCTGATTTATCTATTTTCCCGTATACTTGCTTTATCGGCTGCATATCAGCACTCTCACCGCTAAAATATTGCCTGTTAATAGCTATCCAATCAACTAAGTAGCTGAAAGCCCTCTCACTAACATCGACGTCTGTATCATCCTTTAAATAACTAGATACATCAGATATTTTCAAAGGCTCGTCATTAAATATGTGTCTTGAAGCTATCCTATCTGCTAATAATATAAGTCCTAAACTCATAGCCTGCTTCTCTGTTGTTTTGCTATTCTTTATTAATTCGTTAAATATGCAAATATATTCTTCTTGTATAGTAGTTAGATCTATAGATTCCAGAAACTTTCTCCCAGCTAAACCATAATTCTCTTTTACAAAATTAACGACATCATTACCATTTTCTATAAGCTTATGACTACATTCTATCTCTATTACCCTGTTCTTGGTCCCGCCACCACTGTTATTAGTAGTGCAAGGCTCTTCTCCTGTAAATAGGAAATTACAGTGCCAACGTTTCAACTCTCTATTGACGTGTCCATCCATTCTGCCCCTGTCTACTCCTTCAGTGATGGCCATAATTAAGTTGTCATAGTTGGACCATCTACTTTTTATTATCTGAAGCTCATCACCTGCGAAGGGTAGATTGTGCAAGAAGCTTGCAGTAGTCATCATAGAGTTTTGAGTCATGTTCATCGTTCTGACTAGTTTCCCCATGCTAGGATTTCCCCATACGCTCATAGAAGCCATAAGAGCAACCGTTTTTCCTGCCCCTGTGCCTCCCCATAAGTGAAAAACAAAAGGTAAGGAATTAGTTAGCTCTATAAGAGGACTTGAAAAACTTGCAGCTAATTGCATCCTAAAAAGCTTATTTTTCCTTAAATTATTAAAATAATCTACCCAATTTTCCAAAGTTCCACTCGTATCTATCGCTTCAAATAAATGTTTGTTTTCCTTTTCACCGTCAAACACAAAAGTATCAGTAAAAGGAATAAATTCGCCCTTGTGCCAACCCACTCTACTAATAGAGTTTTCTGGCTCTATCTTGTATATATTACAGGCTAAAAATTCACTTAAAAATATAACCAATTCCCTTGCGTTTTCACTAGTTACCATTATGCCGCTGTTTCTTAATTTTGTTATGCTTCTACTATTAGATACCGTTTCTGCTTCTACTACTAGACTCTTAGGTCTAAATCTATCTATAAAAGTTATCTTGTTCTTTTCTTCTCCACTGTCTATGTTAATATATCTCGATTCTATAAACACAACCTGGGGGCATATCTGCTCGAATGTCAATGTAGCTTCATTGAATTTGCTTATTCCAAAATTAGGCTCCATCCTGTAACCTCTTGGAATTGTAAGGGCCGGTAAACCTAAGAAGTTAATTGTCTGTTCATCGTTGACACCTTCAGCATTCTTAATGTAATTACTTCTAGCCTCTTGAAATCTTTTCTTAAATTCCCTTGCGGCTCCTGCTATCTGTGCCTTTATTTCTAAATCTTTCAAATGCCTAAAGGCTTCCATTTCTCCATTTTTCCAAATTTCTCTGTATAAAGCATCAGATGAAAAATGTATCTTGTTTTCTGGAATCTTTAAAGACTTGTCATCTAAATCAAGTATTTTTTCTAAAAGTCCCAATTTTCTTCGCTCCTCCCTAGTAATTCAACATAACCGTCCTTCTTTGCTTCCAATTCCTTTATGTCTAGCTCTAAAGCTTTAATATCTACCATATCACTTTTTTTGAAATTATGCAGTATATTAATCTCTCTATCTAAATCTTTAATTAATCTTTTATAA